CTGGGGCCTCTGGTCCTGCTATGCAGGTTCACTCTCCTAGAAGTTTACCAAGCTGGTAAATGGAACTATAGAGGTGTTTGTATGAAATCTAGAAATGTCTATGTCGCCGGTCAAAGCATCAGTACCCTTGTCGATTATACCCCTCCGGGGTCTATTAAGACACAGGTTACTACTTTGAACAGCGGCAGAGACTATCTAGGTGTCACTACGGATACCAAAAATGGTAATAGGAAGAGTCCTAATCCTCATCAATTTACTATCACTAAAGAATCCTATTGGCAGGGTGTTCGAACGATCGACGATCGTTACAACAACCGGACTACACGCCAAAGTGGTGTGTTAGGGTCGTACGCTGCCTCTGGCAACGTCGACTCTCACCTCGCTACTATGGCTTATAATCGCTGCTTATCGGATTTTTATGATAAATTGAGAGGGACGCTCGATCTCTCAGTCGATATAGCCCAATCCGGACAAGTTGTCCGGATGCTAAGACAGGCCGCCGACTTTCGTAAACATATAATTCGCACTGGAACCTTTTTGAGGAGACTCGATAAGGATACGGAGCAGTCATATGTTAAGAGAGTTGGAGGCCAGTACTTAGAATGGGTCTATGGTTGGAAGCCGCTCGCGTCTTCTATACATAGTACCATCGGCAACCTCGCCCAGACTGCTGAGAATATGATGCACATTGAGGCGCAAGCCTCAGAGCGCTCACTTTCAAAGTATACTGGACCGGTTCCCTTCGGTAAAGCACTGGGAGAAGTTCAACAGTCTGCTCGTTGTCGTATGCTAGCCGAGTTTCGACCCCCTTCAGGGACGATACAAGACATTGCACGCTACACGAGCTTAAATCCAATGTCAATCGCGTGGGAACTTGTTCCTTACTCGTTTGTCGTGGATTGGTTTGTTGATCTAGGGAGTTACCTTCGCGGGATGGAAACTGCGATGGTATACAGTAATCGTTTTATGAGTGGTTACATGACCACAGGTACAACGATGACCGTCAGTGCTACATGCACACAAGCCGAGAGCAGTCTATATCAGACTGTTACGGGTTATGGGAGCTCCACTCAGTATAGGGCGACCAAAAGTCGCTCTATTATGAACGGAGCACCATATCCCAAGCGTCCGACTTTTCAGGCGGATCTTGGCTCTTCCCGGTTACTTGCCGCGGCAGCTTTGCTTTCTCAGGGTTTCACAACCATGACGAAAGTACCGAACAAGCGTTAAGAGTTTTCTCTTCTTTCAACCTTTCTCTTACGAGGTATTATGGCTTCAGCTGTAAGCATCGTCTTGACCGACGCACAGGCAACCCCTGTGGCACACACTTTTACCCCCATGGGCTTTGACGCCAAAGGCGTCTACTGGTTTGACGATCAGTCGAAACCAACGTCTCTGGGCTACTGGCGCATCTCTCTCGAGATTTTGCGCCCGAAGCCTGGGGCCGTTGGAACGACTTCTGACAACCGAGTATCCCGGGTAAAGATTACTCTCCACGAGCCGACTCTTGAAGTTGTTGGTAATACGGCTGCAGGTTACCTTGCACCGCCTACCATCAGCTACATTAATCGAGCTTTCACGGAGTATATCTTGCCTGAGAAAGCGGTAGCGCAAGACCGTAAGGACTTGCGGAAGATGAACTGGGAGTTGCAAAACAACGCACAGATCATCGCCGCTGTCGAACAGCTTATCAACGTGACGTAATTCTGAGCATCATTGCCCCGAATTAATACGACGTTAATAATATATGTTTAGTATTTCTACTACATATCGCAAGAATCAGTCTATCAGACTGACCAAGGCTATTTTTATAGCTGCTTGCAATGCTGTTGGATCACCGTACTCAGCTTCGCTTAAGGATCTCTGTTTGAAAGGACAGGACCGTAAGTTAGCCGAGGTTGAAATTCCTCTAGCTGATGTATACTTCGATCACGAATCTTTTGCATCTGATTACTGTCTTTATAGTCTTCTACGTAAGTGGAAGGGTCTTAAAACAGGAATCGATACTAAAGCGGAAGCTTTAGCATCTTTTAGATTAGCAGAAGATAAGTGTCGTGAGACGAACGCCCGGCTTCGCAAATGCGAACCATCAATTGTTGACCCGATAATTCATCGCGCCCAGTTGTATGTTTCTGCAGTTCTTAGCACTTTAAAGCGTTCATCACTCGAAAAGTTCGAAGATTGGGGTCCGGGTGCTACCACAGATCTTATCAGATCTGCAGCATATCCGGATACAAAACTAGTGAAACTTCCGATCCCGGTCTCGAGCTCGTGTCTCGCTCTCTTTAAAAGTCGTATCGAATGTGACCTTCATTGGTCCTTCGCTATTTTAGGATCCTTCCCCGAAGGGCCCTATAGTCTTTTGAAGAGTTGCTTTTCGGTGACGAATAGCAGCACGATCGATACCGTACCCAAAAACGCAACGACAGATCGAACTATAGCAATCGAACCCCGAGGGAACATGTTCCTTCAAAAGGGTGTAGGTGGCTATATTAGGTCTCGTCTGAAGCGTTTTGGTGTCGACCTCAATAGGCAAGAGGTTAATCAAGAGTATGCGTCAAAAGCGCAGGCACTTGGTTTGGGCACTATAGATCTCTCTATGGCGTCCGACACCGTCTGTACCGCACTAGTGCGGGAGCTGTTACC